TACAAATTAATTTCTAATTAGATAATTATCTCGCCTTTTAATTAGTTAATAAAAAAAATAAAAAGAAAAAAGGGGGGGGTTATGCTTTTGCCTTCTTGGCATAAGCTTTTGGTAGAGTTGCATGACCAGTCATGACAAGTAACTGAATTGCTACTGCTGTAGCCTCAGCCTCGTCAGCGAACTTGAATTTCTGTGCGTATTCACCGAAGCCCGAACTAAGAACAATTTTGCCCTTGCCCGTCTTTTTTTCGGTTTGTGCACCGATATCAACGTAGCCCACACGACATACAAATTCGGCTTTGTAGCCTTTGTAGTCGTAGCCTTGTCGCTTTGACTTTTCACGCTGAAACAATTTCTTGTCCAACTCCACCTGAACAACTGATGTTGTTTTAGGCATGATACCCCTACGGCATACTTTGATATATATCTTTACTACTGTTTCTATATAGTCTATATAGTTTCCTTTTATATACTCACACACTCACACCTACCACACCCATACATTTATATACTAATTAGTGTACAAATTATATACTATATTATTTTTCTAATTAAAATAAAAAAAAGAAAGAGAATAATTATTCTCAATCGTACTGTGATGCATAGGCATCAGCTAAAGAATCCATTGATTCATCAATGTCTTCCTCGTAGTCGTCTTCAGGTTCTGCAATTTTATTGCAGACATTAGATAACAAATTATCTAATTTATTCCAAGCTTCATCAGCTAACATATAATCTACCATACTCTTTCACCTCCTACATCTGCACGTTTTATACAAGATGATAAAAAAGGGGTAGGCTCTGATGAGCCAATGATGACAGGTGCTAATCTGCCATTGTGAATATCGATAAGACCATTGATGAGTTTTACCAACTCAACAGAATTCAAGTTATCATTGATGTCAATCCTAACAGGTGTCATCTTTGATTTCTTGAAGGTCTTTTCTTCAATATTCATGTAGTTCTGACCGATTCTAAAAGACACTTCAATCTTTCGATTGTGTCTGCCTAGAATGGCATGAACCTTGCCGTCTTGTGATTCGTTCACTATAATTTTTTGAGTCATGATAATAAAAAAAGAGGGGGATTAGAATCCCTCGATTCTACCTCCCATTTTGAATCCTTCTAGATGAAGGTTAACAAGTGTGTTAAGAATTGGTCTGAATTCTTCCTCACTCATATCACCACTACCATTCAAAAAGATTCTTGTGTTGCTGGTATTCCAGCCACCATAATTCTCGGTGAATGTTTTACCTGTTGCAAACCAATCTTTTCTCCCTGTTCTTGATTGACCATAATTAATAGTCATGGCTTTTTCAAGTGTTGGCTCTGGTTGTGGCTCTGTTGTTGTGTCCTCAAGTAATCCTTGATTTTCTAGAACTACTCTCTGAATTTCTCGTCTTAATGATTGAACCTCAAGGCGTAACTCGTCAGCTACTGGAGTTTCTTCATCTCGACTTAAAATTTGTCTGAGTTTTGTAAGCATGATAAATGCTCAGATAACATAGTATATAACCAAAGCTTTTCCATACTGTACGAGAGTGGGATGCCTCGTGCCTAGTGCATATGGCGAAAATTCAAAATTTGAAACTTTTCAAAATTACAAATCGTAGATACAAATCCGGGGCTTAATAATCACGGGTGCCACACAACGGACATTTAACTGCTTTGAAGCGTACCTTACATTTTTTACAGAGCTTTCCAAAGAACTGATTCATTTCGAAATCTCTACTTGTATACATCAGAACTTAACAGCTCCCTTTAACATATGAATACACATAAGTGGTTGTTTCCAAAACCTTAATGCCATACGTAAATAAAAACGGTTCATCACATCACCAGAAGAGTAACTCCTAACATAATCGGAACAGATATAGCTGGTATTACAATCATATATAATTCGGGGTGCTTTTGAAAAAGTTTCATTATCCTACACCTGTATTGAATCCTTTCACTTGTTTGGGTGTTTCGTTTTCAATTCCGTCGCTGACAAGCGTTCCTTGGATTCTGAATATACATCTTATCAAATCTCTTTTACTATGATCATTAAATGGTTCAGTACAAGCAACACATATACAAGCACCTATTATTTTATTACCTAACCTTGTAGATTTTGGTTTCTTTCTTTCTCTAGACATTTATAACATTTCTCCCATTAGTCAAGTCTGCTATATCAACACCTACATACTTTACACGCTGAAAGCGTTTGAGGGGGTAAGCGAATTGTTTGATTCTACCTTCAGCAACTCTATCATGTACCTCAGAGCTGAAAAATTTTCTATCAGTACCTGCTTTACCATAAAAGTCATCATATCTCTGTTTAGTAATAGCATCAGGGTAATATATCATTAATATCATATGAGCAAGCTCATGACATATAACACTCATGTTCTGTAAACGAACAAGAGGGTTTGTGGAATCTATCAAGTAACAAGTTATGTCACCAAGTCCAGTAACCCCATGAGGAATAGAATAATCTAAATTATCTTGGTTGGCTCCATGATAAAACGATTGGTCAAACATTTTGACATCCTTTATAATAATTTTCCATGTATCTTGCGCCCGAAGTCTTTCATAGTCTTTATAATGGTAGTGTTCATAAATATAATGTAATATCATTTTTTGATAAAGCTTTTGGTCTAAGTTTTTTGTTTCAAAAGAAATTTCCATGGTTAGTCAACAGGGTTGGGCTTTATAAATGTTTGCTCATGTTTTTCGTGATGTTTGAATATCACATAAATTTTTTCAATAACCCCCTCGAACTTCCACTTACAATAAGGACATCTATAAGTAATCAATCTTCATTATCCTCTTTTTCCTCGCGAAGTCTGTCTTCGCATAGGAACGTCAACTTCCAAAAAGTTCTTTTAGCCTGACGGCTTATGTTTGTAGGAGTTGCTTTACCAAATGCTAGACTAAACCAACTAAGTATTTCATCATAGTCCTTTGTATCGAATTCTACTATTTTAACGCCACCTTCTCTAAAGCAAGAACCATCATACGATACTGATCAGGGTTTTCATCTTTAACTATTCCGGCTAATGCTTCGAGTAGACCTGCGAATGCGCCCAAAAATGTATCTAACTCTTCTGGTGTCATATATGGAACTTCATCAGGTGTCTGATGTGTAAAGCACTTTAAAAAGAAACTAGCACCTGCACCTATTATCTCTTCCATGTTTTTTTAAATATATACACTTATAAATACTTTAAAGTAGCTGGCTCGCAACACCAGTCCTCTGTTTTCACAGAATGCTAAAGCTCACACCACTACTAATCTTTATATAGGCAGATTGTTTTTAAAGTTTAATGTCCGAAGAAATATCAAACGATGAAATTGTGTTACCTAAATCTTCCTCTAAGGAATGTGGTTGTGTATGCACATCTGAATCAAGATGTGTAGAATGCTACGATAAAGAATGCAATTGTGCGTAAACGTTACACTTTTTTAACATTTTTTTAACAAAGTTTATATACACTAACATTAAGAATTATGCATGGGATTTAAAGAAAATTTAACTAATGCCTTTAAAAGCCTTAGAGGAGTTAATAAATCCTACAGTGAAACCACAGTAAGACCTTCTATTGCTCAACCTTATATGAGTACCGATACTGGTGCTAAACTCCCGATATTTCCATTCCCTTTAATTATGATTTATGAATTAGCAGATAACATAGATTCTCTCAGAATTCCAATTGAAACCTTGAATCGTGAGATTTTCAAGAATGGATTTGAGATTACAGAGAAATTCAAGTATAAATGCACAGTTTGTGCTAAAGAGTTTCAATACAAGCCTTTAGCAGAGAATGTTCCAGACGAACAACCTCATGAAACCAATGAATCAATTCATCCAACTGTTGGTGCAGACAGTACCAATAAGGCTTTGCCTACGGCTCAACAATTACAATGTGATAATTGTGGTTCTAATAAATTGGTTAGACCAGATCCAGAGCATAGAAAGATTTTAGAGGATTTATTAGATACACCGGTTAATGGAAACGAACAAACCCTCGAGGACATCGCTAGACAGCTTGAACGAGATTTAGAGATAGCCGACAACGCATACCTGCTTGTTTTGAAAAATTATTTTATTAATGATAGTACAGGCGAAATTGATCCGAAAAAGACTGAGATTAAAGAACTGCTTCGCATTGATCCACCACAAGTTGCTATGATTGCTGACAGTGATGGTAGAATTGGCTATGATGATAAACACAACCCAGTTTTCGTGTGCCCACGTTTTGAGCACAGAGATAAACGTCTAACGACTGATAGATGTGACCGTTGTGACAGTATAGCATTAAAGGCAGTTGCAGAAGTTAACTCTGTTTATTCCGTAGGTATACCACAACCAAAGAGAGTTATCTATGGTCAAGGAGAAATTATTTGGAAAGCAGGTAAATACAAACCGGGCTTGATTTATGGATTCTCACCAATTTATTCTATTTGGTCTAAAGTTATGGCTCTATCACATATGGATGAGTATATTAGAAAATACTTTGATAAGATGAGACCACCAAGAGGTATGTTAGTTATTGCTTCTCGTAACTATGAAACATTTAGAAAATCATGGGATGCATTAGAACAGAAAGCAACTGAAGATCCTTACATGATTCACCCATTACTTGTAGAGAGTGATAAAGGTGGAAAGAACATGGCACAGTGGTTAGACTTTACAGGTTCATTAAAAGAATTAGAATTTACAGCAATTAGAAAAGAACTAAGAATGATCATTGGTGCAGTGTATGGTGTGTTACCTTTGTACTTTGGTGAACTTCCTACTGGTTGGTCACAAGAAGGTCTGCAAGTAACTATCACTAACAGAGCAGTTAAGTGGGCTCAAGATGTATTACAACAAGCATTCTTTAAGAAATTATCATTATTACAAGGTGTTGATGATTGGGATTTGAAATTAAAGACTGGTGAAGAAACAGATAAATTAAGAGACTTACAAATTCAAGGTGTAGAGATTGAAAACATGACTGCATTACAGAACTTAGGATTTGAGATTACAAGAACACATACAGGTGAATTTAAAGTAAGTAAAGATCCAGTTATATCAATTACAGATATGATGGAAGCAGAAGGACAAGCAACAAAGAAACCGGGTGGACGAGGTAGAGGAACTGCTGCACCACAAGAAGAACAACAAAGATTTGAAGGTGAACCAAAACATCAAAGACCATCAAGAGCAGGTGGAATGTTACAAGGTGCACCAGAAAAGAAACCAGCAGCATCTGTTAGAGGTGGTGGAAAGGTAAGAAAGAATGATTTAGAATTAACATCAAATTTCAAAGATGGTATTACGCCAGATAATTTTGAACTAGTAAAAAATACTTTACAAAACTCACTGGATTATGGTTGGACAAAAACCAAAACAGTTGAACAACTTCGAAAGGTAGCACGTATGACAGTACGTCAAGCAAGAGAATGTGTAAAGAATGAACTAGGAGAACAAAGAAGATGGGAAGATGCTGAACGTGAAAAACAATTGAAAAATAAAACAGATGAAACAGAAGGGAGGTGGAATGATGGTATTCAAGAAGAAGAAGAAGAATAAAGATTTAGCTGAAGAGATTGAGAAGGCAGTTGTTAAGCCTATTAACAAAGCTGATAACTATAAACTTGTTGTAGATTCTTTGAAAGAACTAGAAGAACTCGTACCACAGAAATGTGTCGATCATTATAGTTGTAGCAACGGCTTTGTTATTCTACAGAACGCAATTAAGCAAATCAAATTGGCAGGTCAGTAATGGCAACAAAGTTAGATAATAATTCACAATCAAACGATCTAACAAAGAAACTATGGGATAAACATCAAGCAGATGAGTATACTCATGTAGATAACTATAAAGAAGCTATCTGTATAAACTGTTTCAAGAGAGATGTGTCTATTGCAACCATATGTGATATTTGTGGAGACTGTGCAGGTAAAAGAGGTAGAGAACCACTTTTAGCTAAAATAACAGACAAGTATTATGGTCTATGTTATTTTTGTGGTAAATATAAATTTAATATTGAACAAATCAATGCTAGATTCTGTAAGACTTGCCATGGGAGAATAGCCAAAGTAATGAAAGATTATAATAAGAAAGGTGGTATGTTTGGTGCAGATCCATTTTGGTTAAGGATGAAAAAGAAACACGGTAAAGATTGGATGCATATAATGAGTAAGGAGTTAGGTAATAAGAGATGAGTGATTGGGGTTCAGGTAATTATCCTATACAGGCTTGTCCTAAATGTAAAAAGAAGGCAGGCTATACATGGACTTGGGGTAAGAATGATGGTCATTCAAAAGGTTACTCAACTTGTAAAGGATGTAAGGCAAAGTTTTAATCTAAACCTTTTCTTTTTTCTAATTTCCATTTATCATATTCTTTAAGATCTGGTGGAGTTAATAGTAGTTCTAATAATTTTTGTATAGTTTCTAATCTATCGGCTATTTCATCTAACTTGTGATTTGTAAGTCCTAATGATTTTAAAGATAAAAAATC